TTACCACTCTTTGACTCGTAATCCTTCCATACATTCTTTCACGCCATCGTCGATAACATTTCCGGGCTTAATACATTCCTTCATGGACTTACGCACGCCTCTATTAGCTTCCTTTTCGCGTTTGTCCTGCATCTTGAGGCTCTTCCTAGCGGCGTCCCCTACCATGCCATCTGTACCTGCCATGAACTCAGTAACGATGCGGCTAAATCCAGAGCCGATAGTTTCCGCGATGGGGGCTGTCGCCTCGCCGGCCTGAGTCGCTAAAGGCCTGGATTCTTCTGCGTATGCGAAGCCGCACAGCGTCAAAAGTACGATGGTGGATGCAACTGCTCTCATTCCCTCTCTCCGATCCTTGAAGCGAACCAGCGTTCCGCTGCTCTCCTGGTGATCGCTATCCCGCGTTGGGACTGCTTAAGTTTTTATTTGCCTCGTCGAATGCCGGGCTTACGTGGCCGTTCTGAGGCTCGATTCTTCCAGATATCAGCCACAAGGCATATTGCGGAAAGGCGTCTGCCAGGATGCCGACTTCCTCAGTACTGATCCTGATCTTTCCGCCGCTGATATTTCTCCAGCGTTCGTAGTTTTTTCCACCTAGCTCGCTCAAGTGTTTCGGGCCCACGGTCCGTATCAATTGAAGCGCTCTATCTCTAACTGCATCCATAAGTGAAAAATTCAATCGGAGTAGAGTTTACTCAGTTAGACGGCATGAGTAATATTCACTCATGAGTAACATTTACTCAAATGACTTGAGTGGTAGCAGCTTGGGATTATAGGGGGTTCGCATGGAAGAGTCTGGAATAGTGGGGTTTACCGTCACAGGTGCTGTGGAAAAGGTCACGGACTTCCGCACCGCGCCGTTCTGCTCGCAGGCGGTCTTCGCGCAGATGCTGGGCCTGGAAGACATCACGGAAGACGTGGTGCGGGGCTGGGTGGAAACCAAGACGATTCCGACTGCCAAGATTGGCCGTCGCCGGGTGGTGAACCTGCACCGGATCCGTCGTGACCTCGACCGGGGCAAGTCGATCTTCTGTCAGGGTGATTACGATGCTGAGTGATCGCCTCGGCGGAGAGGGGGAGCGAAATGGTCTCCCCTTATTACCTACGCCAAACCCACGCTCCGGACTGCGCCTGCTCTGTGTGCTGGTCCGCAAGGCAGGCCATCCCATTGCACAGCCCGTCACCGTGTCCGGACTGCCGGCCCCCTGGGCTGCCCTATCTGGAAGGTGGCCGCTGGCTCTGCCGTCCCCGTTCCTTCTGCGCGAAACACGACCCGTCCCGGCGTCCGCCGAAGTACTGGCACGTTGTGTACGACAGCGGGAAACCCACGCCCTTCGTGCCCGTGCGCGAAGCATTCCAACTGGAGGGCTGACTCATGCTCGCTAAGACCCTGAAAGCGCTGCTCCTGCTCTGCTTGAACCAAGCCGCCCGCACCGTGGCCGATCCGGTCAAGGGCCGCGCTCCCGGCTCGTCGGAACAGCTTCACCGTTCCGGCGAACGGAAGCACGGGCGGAGCGCACCCTTGAACGCTTCCCCCCTGAAACAGCCTCCGCTGGGGAGTGTGGGGCAGCTTCTCCGCCCCGCGCTCCCGAGCCCTCGGCGGCAAGAGCGGGATGACAAGGGCAGAGCCCTTGGTGTTAACAGACTTGAAAGTTATTCATTTCGGCGAAAATCGAAATGCTCGTTACTGCACTTTGTTGCTCAATAAGTTCAGTAGCTTGATATTTCCTCAGAAACGATTTTAGGCGCTTTATCTGTGTTGATATAGCTCCACTAGAACTCACTGAAACTCGGTAAAAAAGGCTCTTCTTTTCCTAAGCAATCACTTCCGCTGAATCACCGGCACATGAGCCGAATTGCAGCAGCGGGCTAACTCACGCCCAAAAAGGCGAATTGAAGGAGAAACACCGATGAACATGTTTGCAACCCAAGGCGGCGTCGTCGAACTGTGGGTCACCAAGACCGACACCTACACCTCGACCAAGACCGGGGAAATCTACGCCTCGGTCCAGTCCATCGCCCCGATCCCGGAAGGCGCCCGTGGCAACGCCAAGGGCTTCGAGATCAGCGAATACAACATCGAGCCGACCCTGCTGGACGCCATCGTCTTCGAAGGCCAGCCGGTGCTCTGCAAGTTCGCCAGCGTGGTCCGCCCGACCCAAGACCGTTTCGGCCGGATCACCAATACCCAGGTCCTTGTGGATCTGCTGGCCGTGGGCGGCAAGCCGATGGCGCCGACCGCCCAAGCCCCGGCCCGCCCGCAAGCACAGTCCCAAGCCCCGCGCCCGGCCCAGCAGCCGCAGGGCCAGGACAAACAAGACAAGTCCCCGGACGCCAAGGCGTAAGCCGTAAGAGGCCGCGATGCTCCGCTATCTCTCGCTGTTCGCGGTAGGTCTGGCCACCGGCTACGCCTGGGGCTGGATCGACGGCCTAGCGGCCTCCCTGGCTGTTTGAGGACTGATCGCTATGTCAGGCGTTGTCGCTGTGCAGGTGTGTACCGCGTGGACCTCGACCCCCGAGGGCTTCATGGCGTGTCGCGAACTCGCATGGCAACAGGCCTACCTGATTCCGCCCGAGGCCGCTGGATACGTGGACATCCTGGTCAACGGTGGTTTCTCCCCGGAAGCCTTTGGCATCGGTGCCGCTGGCGTCCTGGGATCGTTCGTGACGGGGCTTTTGATTGGCTGGGTCGCGTCACTTCTTCGTAAAGCCAAGTAGAGAGGAAACACCATGAAAGCAATGAAGCAACGCATCGCCAAGTTCAGCCCGGTCGCCTCGTTCCGCAACCTGTGCATCGCCGGTTCCGTCACTGCCGCGACTTCGCTGCCGGCCTTCGCCGGGGTGATCGACACCAGCGCGGTGGAATCGGCGATCACCGATGGCCAGGGCGATATGAAGGCCATTGGCGGCTACATCGTCGGCGCCCTGGTGATCCTGGCCGTTGCCGGCCTGATCTACAGCATGTTGCGCAAGGCGTAACGGGTGCTCTGGTCGGTGTGGTTGGGGGCGTTCTTCGCCGGCGCCTTCATCACCGGGTACCGGACCGGCGAATTCTTCTAACCGAACAGACCGAGGCGGAAGCCCCCTCCGGAGTTTCCGGCAGGGGGCTTTTTCATGGGTGACTGGATGAGTAACAACGCACGTTCCGGCTTTGGCCGAATTCTTCCGCTGCTGGGCCTGCTGGTCTCGTTGCTGTGGCATTCCTTGGCGAGCGCGGACTTCTACCAATGGAAGATTTCCATCCCCGGAAAGCCCACGGCCTTCTTTCCATCCTATACGGCGGCGTGCCAGTACTACTTCGATAACACGTCGGCCAACTGGCTAAAGAAAATCAACAAGCTGAGCTACGACGTAGTTCAGTGCAGTGTTTCGGGTACTGGCGGAATTACCTGGGAGCCGTCGGCTGCCATCTTGACTGGCGATAGCTGCCCTCCGGAACAAGAGATCGATCCCGCCGACGGTGCCTGCAAACCGCCGCCCGAAGAATGCAAGGAAGGCGAACTGTTCCCGGCCAAGGGGCCGGACTCGCCGGTAGTCACCTCGGGCGGGCGAAACTATGTCGGTGACGGTGGCGCTCCGACTGCCTGTTATCAAAGCTGCCAGTACGGCGGCAGTCCCAGCCCGGCCAGTTGCTATCTGGTCAAAGGCTCCACCACGACGGGCTTCTGCAATTACATCCTCAAGGGCACCGGGCAAAGCTGCGGCGCCGACTCCTACACCTTCGCGCAGACCGGCGATTCGCTGAACCCACCCGACACCCCGAACACCGATCCCTCCGACCCGAACGACCCCGGCTGCCCGCCCGGCTGGTCGTGGTCGGGGACTACCTGCGTCAAGACCCCGACCGATCCCACGAATCCAACCGACCCGACCACGCCGGGCGGTGATGGCGACGGCGGCGATGGCAATGGCGGTGGAGACAACAACGGTGGCGGCAATGACGGTGGCACCGGCAATGGCGGCGACGGCAGTGGGGGAGGGGACGGCAACGGCGGGGGCGATGGTAGCGGCGACGGCGACGGCAGCGGCACGGGCGGGGATGGCAACGGCACCTGCGACCCGGCGAAAGAGAACTGTTCCACCGGCCCCGAAGGCCCCGGCGGCGAACTCAAGGAACCCACGCCCGGCACCTGGGATGACGCCATCGCCACCTGGGAAAAGAAGGTCGAGGAAGCCAAGAAAGAACTCAAGACCAAGGTGAAGGCCAACGTCGATCAGATGAAGGGCGCCTTCGACCTCAACCTGGCGGAAGGCGGCGGGCAGCTGCCCTGCGAGTCCATGACCATTTGGGGCAAGTCCTACTCCCTCTGTATCTCCGACTACGCCGGCCAACTCTCCAGCCTGCGCGTGGCGCTGCTGCTAATGGCCGCGCTGATCGCCGCCCTCATTCTGCTGAAGGACTGACCCTATGGAATGGCTCTCCGGTTTTCTCGATCAGATCATCGCCTTCTTCCAGTGGATCTGGGACTTCTTCGCCCAAGGCATCTATGACTTCGTGCGCGACGGACTGGTGGTCGCCACCAAGGCGTCGATGTACGCCGCGCTCCAGACCCTGATCCTGCTGATCGATGTCAGCTACACCGCCGCCCGCGAACTGATCGACAGCCTTGGCGTGCCGCAGATGATCCGCAGCATGTACGCCGCGCTGCCGGGGCCGATTGCGGCGGGGCTGGCCTTCTTCGGCGTGCCGCAGGCGCTGAACATCATCATGGTCGCGGCGGCGACGCGCTTCTGCATGCGCTTCGTGCCGTTCATTGGGAGGTGATCCGTGTCGATCAAGATCCACCACGGCCCCAATGGCTCCTACAAGACCTCCGGCGCTATCCAGGATGACGCCGTGCCCGCGCTGAAAGACGGGCGGGTGATCATCACCAACGTGCGCGGCTTCACCCTGGAGCGGGCCTATCAGGTCTTTCCGGACCTGCCCAACACGGCGGAGATCATCAACCTCGATCTGGAGTCGCTGGAAGACCTCGAAAAGATGCGCACGTGGTTCCAGTGGGCGCCCCGCGGGGCCTTCCTGATCTTCGACGAAACCCAACTGCTGTTTCCCAAGTCCTGGCGGGAAAAAGACCTCGAGCGCTTCGACTACCCCGGTGGACCGGAAGCGGCCCACGCGGCTGACCGCCCCATGGGCTGGCTCGACGCCTGGACCCGGCACCGGCATTTCAACTGGGACATTGTCCTCACCACGCCGAACATCTCCTACATCCGCGACGATATCCGCATGACCTGCGAGATGGCCTACAAGCATTCCAACCTCGCGGTGATCGGCATCCCTGGCCGCTACAAGGAGGCCCAGCATGACGCCCAACTCAACCGTCCGCCCGCCGATGGCACCATCATCGAGTACAAGCGGATCCGAAAGCAGACCTTCGCCCTCTACCAGTCCACGGCCACCGGCAAGACCCAGGACACCAAGGCGGGCAAGAGCCTCTTCCGGTCGCCTAAGCTGGTTCTTCTACTGGCATTGCTGGCCGGCACTATTGGCTTTGTCTGGTATATGGGGCCTCTGCGCACGATTGGCGGTCCGGCTGCTGCGACACCTGCCGACGCTCCTGGCGACCCTGCTCAAGCCCCTGCTGCGCCCGCTGCTGTGGCTGCTCCAGCGCGTCCTGCTGCGAATAGCTTTCTTCCTCCTGGGCTTGTACCTGATGGGCCTGCTGCTGCGCCTGTTGATCTGAACGCCCATCCCTTCGCCGATCGACGGATCTCCATCCTCGCCCACGCCTACCGCAAGTCGCGGGGCGATATCTACCTGTTCGCCCTGGAGGATCCCACGGGCCGGCGCCTGGAACTCACCAGTTGGCAACTGATCGGCTCCGGCTACCGGGTGACGCCCAAGGGCGAGTGCGTCGTAGAGCTTCGCTATGAGGACTGGAAACAGACCGTCACCTGTGCCGGGAGGCAGGCCGGCGCGGTGGCCAGCATCGCTCCGGCAGCGCCTGTTGCCGCCTCCGCAGACGCACCGGCCAGGGGCCAGTCGCCGCTGACCATCGTCCCCGATTCCGAATACGCCTCGCGGCCCTGGAGGCACAAATGATCGATTGGGAATTCCTCGTTCCGGTGGCGATGGGCTGGGCGCTGCATCACTGGTGGACGGTGATGACGGCGCTAGCGGCGGTAGGGGTGCCGCCATGAGGGGCGGGCCGCGCCGCCGGCCGGGAGCGCAAGGCATGAGCGATAGGCCGAAGGCGCGGCCGACGCCCCTGTAACACGTCAGATAACCCCCGATCAGCAACCCCATAGAACCTCATTAACGGGTAAAGAACATGAAGACTCCGATCCATCCAACGCGACTGGTCCTCGAAGAGAACGGGGATTTCCACAAGTCCCCGAAGGGGATGCTTTTCATGGACCCGCTCAATGGGCAGTTCACCGACCTGTCAGGCGTGCGCATCCTGCGGTGTGGCGTGGACACCGTGCGGCAGTTGTACAACGGCAAGCTCCGGCCGGAAGTCATGGCGCTGTTTGACCTGTCGGTGGATGTGGTCGAGTTCGCCGGTTACGAATGGTCCAAGGGCCGTATCGGTCGCGACTCTGGCTATCAGTACCGCCTGCAGAACGCCGAAATGGGCCTGATCCTGCTGATCAAGAACCACAACATCAAGGTCGACACCATTGGCTCGCACCTCAAGATCGAGGTGTCGCCCCACGCCATTGACGGCGCCGACCCGCGTATCCTCCAGGGCGTGCTGGATGACCTGGCCGCAGCGGTGCTGAGTCACTGCGAGACCAACCAAGCAGCCGTGCATATCGCGCTGGATGTGCAGGGCTGGACGCCTCCGGCTGATCTCGTTGATCGCATGCACTGCCGCTCGCGTCGGGTACGGCAAATCAGTGGGATCGAGCGGATCGAGTTCGACGGCAACGCCTCGGTCTACGGGCGTGGCGAGACGTACATGTTCGGCTCGGCCAACGGCCTGCAACTGTCGATCTATAACAAGACCCTCCAGGCTCGGGCCACCGACAAGCTCGACTATTGGGAAAGCGTGTGGGCGACCCTGAACGGGGATCCGTTCGGCGATGGCGACCCGGCCTATAACCCCCTGGAAACGGTGTGGCGGATCGAGTTTCGCTATCACCACTCCATCGTCCAGCAGTTCTCCGAAGGCTCGCGTATGGCCTCGGGAGAGGTCATCGGCTGCCGCACCTACGAGGGCCTTTGCCCGCACCTACAGGGGCTGTGGAACTATGCCTGCGAGGCATTCCGTGTGCTCTCCCGGGAGGGCATGTATGACGCCTTCTGGAGCCTGATCAGCCAGGATGCTCGCGTCCAGGTCGAGTGCGATCCGCTGATCGAGCGCACCGAGTATCGGCGCTATTACAAGACTGCCAAGGGTTTCAGTGGACGTAACTGCGAGATGTTCCTTGGCCAGTTCGTGAGCCTGATCGCGCGGGAGCGTGTCCCGGCAAAAAAGGCTATTGAGTCCGCCCGCAAATTGGAGTTCTGGCACGTTATCGAAGACCACTATCTCGCCAAGGGTTGGACTCGTCGCGATCTGGAAAGGCATATCCACAAGCTCATGTGTGATCGCTATCTGCGCAAGGGATATGCGATATG